GAAGTTCCGCCCGGCATGCCCGGACCCGCGCGGCATGACGCTGGTAGCCGACTCATTCTGGGCGGACATCTACCTGCTGGGCGTCGATCACCTGACGAACGGCACGAGCAAGTACAACGTCAGCATCGCGGACGGCAGCGCGCCACCCAAGATTCCTACCAAGTTCGGCGGCACGGGCAGCAATGCCTATTCGACCTTTAACTGGTGGGAAGCCAACGAGGTGCTGCAATCCTGGGGCAAGCGCTCGCCGACCTATGACGAGTTCGCCGCGCTGGCCTACGGAACGACCGAGGCAACGTCCAGCGGCGGAAGCGACGTGCCCACCACGGGCGTGAGCGGCACGGGCGCAACAAACGCCTGGAACAAATTTACTTCCCGCTGGGGCGTCATTCAGGCCACCGGCTGCATGTGGATTTGGGGCGGCGAGTTCGGCGGCGGTGCGGCCGGCGCAGCCTGGACGGCCAACACTGGCGGCCGTGGCTGGACCTATCAAATGGAAAACGCCGTCCTCCTTGGGGGCAACTGGGTCATCACGCCTGGGTCCGGTTCTCGTTGTTCGGGTTGGAATTACTCGCCCACGAGCTCGATCAACAACATCGGGGCGCGCGGCGTCTGTGACCACCTGACCCTTGATTAGCGGGGCCGAAAGGCCCCGCCTTAACTAAGCGCATGGAACCAATAGAGGAAGGCGTTAAATGCTACGACCAAATGCTCATTGTGGAGAAGTACGAAAAGTGACCCGCGCCAAGCGCAAGGTCGTCAATTTCATCAAACACGGCGAGGACGAGGGGCTGCAAAAGTTCCTCGCCTCGTGGTCCGGCCACGCGATGTGGGCCGATGCCAACAACCTTTTTACCTGGCTGGAGAATCGACATGGGATTGCCCTCCATTAACACCCGCGAGGACTTGGACGCGATTGCCGGCACGCCCGAGCACGTCGCCTTCATGGCCCTGCTGGCGGGTACTTTGTGGCGCTTGGAAAAGGACGACACGGCGCAAGCCTGGGTCGCCATCGAGGACAACTCGACCATCGAGCGCTTTAACTTCACCCGCGCCGATTTCCCGGACGCGCAGCCGCCGGCATTGCCTGAATATGTGCCGGTGGTTGTCGCCGTGCCCGAGGTCGTGACAATGCGGCAGGCTCGCCTTGCGCTGCTCGGCGCCGGCCTGCTGGCCCAGGTCAATACCGCCGTGGCTAACATGCCCGGTGCCGAGGGCGACGCGGCCCGCATCGAATGGGAGTACGCCCAGGAAGTGCGCCGGGATTCGCCCCTGGTGGCTGCGCTGTCGGCCGCATTCGGCTGGACCGGTGCGCAACTCGACGACCTCTTCACCGAGGGGGCCAAGCTATGAGCCTCGTTCTGTTCTCGATGCTCGCCTACCTGTACGCCTTTTGGTGCGCCTACGTGCTCGTCATGGGCATCTATCGCGCGCACCTGTCGCAGCGCCTTGTCGGGCTCAACAAGGCCATGGCCCTGCCTGTCGTTGCCGTTGCCTACGCCATGGACGTGGCCGCCAACTGGATCATCGCGCCGCTGGTGTTTCTCGACTGGCCGCGCGAGGCATTGGTCACGGCCCGACTGATTCGATACAAGCGCGACGACACGGGGTGGCGCCACCGCATTGCCAATTTCATTTGTGAGCATCTGCTCGATGTATTCGATCCGACCGGGGATCACTGCTAATTAGGGGGGAAGAAATGCAAGAACCGAACCGCCGTTGCCACGACGACACGTGCCAAGAAGCCGCCGACCGAGCCGTCAAAAAGGTGTTTGCCATTCTCGGCGTCGATGTCGATAACCTGACCAACGAAGTCGCTCTCCAAGGCGCCTTCCGCAACCTGACCGGCTCTGCCAGCGGCCTTGATGCGGATGTTGATTATGCGGTGGATGAGATCGTGCTTGGTGACGGCTCCGGTAACTACGCCGTCGCACGTAACGTGACAAAAACCATCACCATGTCCACATCCGGCGCCGGCGGCCTTGATACCGGCGCAGTCGCCGCATCGACCTGGTATTACGGCTACGTCATCGTAAAAGATGACGGCACTGTCGCAGCGCTGGCATCGTTGAGCGCATCCAGCCCGACGCTGCCGGCCGGCTACACGAAATGGGCGCGTGTCGGCTCGTTCAGGACCGACGCCACGGCGAATAAGTATCCGCTGGCATTCGCCCAAGCTGACCGCTCCGTGCAATACAAAGTCGCTTCCGGTTCTAATGTTACCGGACTGCCAAAAATGGCAAGTGGATCTGCTGGCTCTGTCACTGTGCCGACCTATGTCGCGGTGTCGGTGGCCAACTTTATTCCCCCAACCGCTAAAGTGATTAAGCTTTTAGTTTATGTCTCCAGCGTATCTGATCGGGTATCGGTGGTGCCGAATGCATCATATGGACCCCAGCTCAGTACAACCAACCCGCCAATGCATCAGCTTTTTCCGAATGGGACTGCCGGTATGTATTCATATCCTACAGCCATGATTTTAGAAAGCGCGAGTATTTATTGGGCATCCCTTGGCGCTGGCTGCGGTCTCCACTGCGTGGGCTGGGAAGATAGTTTTTAATCGAGGATAGAAAAATGAGTGGATACGCATTAAAAAAAGACGGAAGCGGGTGGCGCGCGATTGGATCTGAATCTGATTGTGAAGATAACGAAGTGTATTCGGCAGTCGAGCCGGTTCTGGTGCCTTCTGCCTTCGCTGCCATGGCCGCCAAACTCAGAGACATCAACACCTCATGCGAGTCCGAGATCGCAGCCATCAGCGCCGGTTACCCAGCCAGTGAAGTGCTCAGCTGGCAGAAGCAGGAAGCCGAGGCGCGGGCATACACTGCTGACGCAGAGGCCGTGACGCCGCTGCTGGATTCGCTGGTCGCCACGCGCGGCATCAGCAAGGCCGAGCTGGCCAGCCGCGTCATCACCAAGGCGGACCTGTTCGCGCAACTGTCCGGTGCCATCATCGGCAAGCGGCAGGGTCTGGAAGATCAGCTCGATGCTATCAGCGATGGCCTGACCGCCGAGGAACTGGAAGCGCCGATCACGCCGGAAGTGCAGGCGCTGCTCGATGCCGTGCAGTGGGATGCGCCATGACCGCCGCACTGACACCCATCGGTCTGGCCGTCGCCAGCCTCTGGACGCTGTGGATATTCTACCTCGCCGTCATGAGCCTCTATCGCGCGCACCATGCCGGCACGCTCAGCCTTCCGGCCAAGCTGCTGGGCTATCCGGTGCTGGCCATCGGCGCGCTGCTCGATGCTGCGGTCAACATCGTCATCATGTCCGTGGTCTTCGCCGAGCGTCCGTCCGAATGGCTGCTCACCCAGCGCCTGGCGCGGCACATCAAGCGCGGCGGCGGCTGGCGTCGCAGGCTGGCCAGCTGGATCTGCAGCCACCTGCTCAACCCGTTCGACCCGGATCAGCGCGGGCATTGCCGGTGATTATCCTGACGCTTCTTATCGTCGCCATGTTTCCCATGTGGGCAATCGGCATGCTCACATTCGTCTACTGGATTAAGCCAGCTCAGGGAATCGACAAGAGCAACGTCATCAACCGCATTCGGCTTTGGTGGTTTGCGCTCACCAGGCAGTCGCTGTTCGTCGGGCTGTTTCCGTGGTTGCTGAATGATGAATTGGATAATGTGACACGTGGAGAAAAATAATATGAAGGTTGAAGCCACACAACACGTCGCCCAAGCAGCCACATGGACTCAGTACATCGGTTCGGCAGCAGCAGGGGTCTTGTATTTTCTGAACAGCAATGCAGCGGCGATCGGGGCGATCGTTGCTATTACCGGCCTTGTCATTCAGTGGTACTACAGGCGCAAGGAGTTTCAGTTGCGACTGAAGCAAAAGGGCGGCGATGAATAAGTATGTCTCTGGTGCAGGGGTACTCTCGGCTGCAGGATTGATCCTTATTGCAGTCATGGAAGGTTTTTCGCCTGTCCCCTATAAAGATCCTGTTGGCATACCGACTGATGGTTTTGGTAATACCCATAACGTAGGCAAGAACAAGTCTGTACCAGAGCATCTGAACCAATTGCTGCTGAACACGTCCAGCGCTGGCAAGGCGGTTTCTCGGTGTATCAAACAGCCGATGACGCAGAACCAATACGATGCGTTCGTAAGCTTCACATTCAATGTTGGTGAAGGTGCGTTTTGTAGTTCGACGTTGGTTAAAAGATTCAATGCAGGAGATGCAGAAGGCGCATGCGACGAACTGCTCCGATGGGTATACGCAGGAGGTAAGAAGCTGAAAGGTCTTGAGACCAGACGACAGAAGGAGAGAGAATTATGCCTTTCTTGATCGGGTGGGGTCGTTACCTAGCATACGGCTTGGCCATCATTCTGGCACTTATCTTTGTCTCATGGGCTTGGGGTCGATATGTCGCCGAACCTTACATCGACCAAGGGCGCGCCGAGGTGCAGGTCAAGTGGGACAAGCGAGAGAAAGAGTTGGCCAGCGAGTTCGCGCAGGCATTGAAGATTGCTATCGACATCGAGCGCAAGCGTTCTGGCGAGATTCAGGAGGCTGCTAGTAAAAGGTTAAAGGAGATTCAGGATGAACGGAACGCACTTGCTGACAGCCTTGATACTGAGCGCCGCGTTAATAAGCGGCTGCGCACAATTACCGGCAAAACCGTCGCAAAAACCGATGGAGTGTCCGGTGTATCAATCGCCCTCACCGGAAGTGATGATGCCTGTCGAGCCGAATTACCGGCAGAGATTGGAGAGGGCTTTGAGCGACTTCGAGAGATTGCTTTACGAATAGGGTCGGAAGCGAATGAGTTGGCGATACTGCACACGGAATCTCAACGAGTGCATTCAATCAATGCAGGGGAATGATCATGGCGGAGCAACCTACACAACCTTGGAATCCTACTGAAGGGATCAATACCTATCCGACAGTTGCGGCTGTGCCGGCTCAGGCCGAGAGCCAGACTGCTGAATACACACCTGGAGATGCGGCAACTACGAACGCCGCTACACGCGACCTCAATCAAAATGAACTGATGTCAACTCAGGTCAACAAGATCATTGCCGAGGATTCGCCGCTGATGCAGCAGGCTGCAGGTCGTGCAAAGCAAGCTGCCAATGCACGAGGCTTACTGAACTCGACAATGGCAGTACAGGCAGGACAGGCGGCCGTCATGGACAGGGCGATGCCTATCGCTCAGTACGATGCTGGCGCTCATACCAATGTGCTGCAGACCAACCAGGCGAACACCCAGCAGACCAACCTATTCAATGCCGGCCAGCAGCAGGATATGAGTAAGTTCAATGCGCAGAATCAAGCGCAGACATCGCAGTTCAACGCATCTGAGGCGAACAAGGCCGCGTTGGCGAACATGGGAGAGGCCAACAAGATACTGGCTCAGATGATGGATCAGGAGACGAGGAAGCAATTGGCCGACATCGAGGCGAGTTACAAGGTGTTGATGCAGACCGAGTCCAGCGCCATGCAGTTATATCAGCAATCGGTAAAGAATATCAGCGAGATTCTGATGAACCCTGACCTGACACCAGCGGCGAAGACGCAGGCCGTTCAGAATCAGAACCAATTGCTGGAAAGCGGTATGAAGATCATCGGCAAGATGAGTGGCCTGAATCTTGATGAGTTACTGATATTCCCTAGCGCATGAGTGCGATAAGAGAGAGCCTGATCGAGCAAGGTTTTACGAGAGAGCAGATCGCAGCGACGTTGAGGCATTGGAAGATACGACCACTTGTGTCGAATGGCGCGCAGGTGGGAGAGATTATGATGCAGAACAACGAAGTGCATTTTGCCTTGAATAAAGAGTACAGGCTGAAGATGGGGCGCCACAATCTGATGCGGCGCACGTTGAGGGAGCTGGTGGACGAGAAAGGCTTTTTAGTCACACGGCTCTTTAAAGGTGACAGGCATAAGAGGTTTGTTGAATTCATGGGGTTCAGGAAGATCGCCGAGGATGCGGAAACGGAAACATTCTGGCTGGACGAGGAACTGTTAAATGCTCGCAATTAAGATCGCAGAAGTCGAACATCTGCCACTGCAAGAATCAAAGCGCATGTCGATGTATTTCGATATGCCTTATGGCAGTCATTACACGCATGAGAGATTCCAGACGAAGAATGGACCGGCGGTGGCAGTCGTCGGTGCTATCGGGTCTATTTCCACTGGTGTCGCGATGGGTGGATTTCTGGGAGGCGTGCTGATCGCCGGCGGTATCGCAGCGGGTCTTGGCGCAATCACAGGTAACGAGACTCTGGCCAATATCGGCATGGGATTGTCTTTAGTTGGCGGCATCAGCAGCGCGTTCACGAATGCCGCAGGGGAGTTCGTCAACCCTTTCACGAACTTCGGTGACACCAGGCTCGGAGGTGCGTTCAGCGACATCGGTTCTGGGTTTAAGAAGTTCTTTGGCGATATCGGCGGCACGTCAGACGCATTGAATGCTGTTGCCGGTGATGTTAGTGGTATTGCAGGAGATGCGATACCGGACACAAGTGCGTCGGCATTCACCAATGGCTTGATCGATGACGCCCCTAGCATGGGCGTATCCCTTAAAGACGTGCCGTATGAGGCTGCTACCAAGGCTGCATCATCCAGCGGCAGTAAAGGGCTTTTGGGATCTATCACTGGCGGCGATAACACCGACTTGTGGAGCATTATCAAAGGCGGCGTAGAGGGTTACGACAATTATCAGAACCGAAAACAACAGCAGCCGTTCATAGACTCTCAGGTTGACTTGTATGACGCCAGGGCGAACCAGATCAATTTCGAGACAGATCTTGCCGGTAAGCGCTACCGGAATATGCAGGCGCAGAACGTGCCTATCGCTGGCGTGAATCCAAATGCACAGCTTTACGGTAATAGCCCCGTGGAGGGTGCGCCAAAGGTCGCGGTGGTGATGGATGGTCAGGTCAAGTATCTGACGACCGACGAATTCGCAGCCCTGCAGCAGCAGGGTGGTGGGCTATTATCTTCAGTGGGTGGTCAATCATGATCGATCTAAAACCAAAAGAGAACTTCAGTCCGAAACCTACCGACCTGGCAGCGGAGACGGCTGCTGCCGTTCCTCCGAATCTTCAGGAGGGGTTCACTCGTGTCATCAAAGCCGGCATGAAGGTCATGTTCTCAGAGCAGACACATGACCTGATGATGGAGCAGTTAAGTCAGGATGGTGAGTTGCCTCAAGTGCTTGGCGAGGGCATCGCCGGGCTTATGTTGTTGCTCTATCAGAAAAGCAACGAGACCATGCCAGCCGAGCTTATCGTACCCGCTGGCATCTATTTGCTTGCCAAGGGTGAGGAATTCCTTGAGACGTTGATGAAGGAAGAGATTCCGCCTGAGATAACGGCTCAGGCCGTAGAGGTCATGCTTAACATTCTGATGGAGAAGTTCGGCATCAACCCTGAACAGTTCAATGGCGCGATGCAGAAGGCGATGGAAGGAGCGTATCAATAATGGCCGGTTTGCTGGGTAGTATGGTCGCCGGTGCCGCAAAAGGTGTTGCGGAGAATCGGCTAAGTCAGGCCGAGAGGCAGCAGCAATTCGACATGAAGCGGGCGCTTCTCGATGCTGAGTTGGACATGCGGATGCGTATGAAACAGATGGATGCTGAGTTCGATGACAAGCGCGCCGCTAAGATCGCCGAGGCAAGGGCTGGCGACTGGGCGCCGATCGAGGAAGAAACGACCACACCCTCATCCGTCATGCAGAGATACACCGATGAGAGCGGCCAGGAGGTCGAGGTCAAATCCGGCGGCGATACATTCAAGTCCAAGCGTGATGTCACTGTCGAGGAGGCAGCGGAACGCGCTCTGAGGCGTGGCGATCCCGAATATGCAAAGGGGTTGTTGGAATACGCCGGCAAGAAAGGTGATACCAAGTCAGTGTACAACGTAGGCGATGGCACATTGGTCGCATACGACAAGAAGGCGAACAAGGCGGAAATCGTCTACGAGAACGGCAAGAAGAGCAAGGTTCCAAGCAACGAGATCGAACTTGCGCTTGCAGCAACAGATGGCGACCCACAGAGGGCAATGGAATTGCTGGTCAAGCATAAGGCCAGAGTCGCTGCCGCAGGACGTGCGCCGGCAAGTGATGGTCAAAAGCCTGCTGATGTGAAGTCGGCTGAATGGTTGGTCGAGAATGGCGTGGCCAAGGACTGGGCAGAAGCATGGTCGATGGTCAAACAGACCAAGGAGCGGTCGCCCACCGATGCCATTGCAGGCATAGCAACGAAGCTCATGGGTGAGATCAAGTACATGGGCAAGCCAGAACTCGCTGCAGAGGAAGCCAAGAAGATCTATCGGGCCATCAACAGCGCGACAGAGGGCGCAGGAGGCTATGCAGAAGACGACCCACTAGGGCTGCGCTAGACCGAAGTCACAAGTGGCATGGTTCACAATTGAACCATCACCATCGCTTACGGGCTTCAGTCGATGAAACTTTCAGAATTCCGCCAAAAGTACCCACAGTACAACGACCTATCTGACCAGCAACTAGCGGAAGGGTTGCACAAGAGGTTCTACTCGGACATCCCTTTCGACAAGTTCTCTGAAATGGTCGAATTCGCCCCTGCGAAAGATCGACGCGGAGATCTTTTATCCACGATGAAAGACGGCGCAATCAGTGCCATTGAAATGACCGGTGCTGCTCCAGGCGCGCTTGGCATCCCAGGCAAGATTGCAAAAGCATTGTCCGATGACGGCGGCGATGAGCGTGCGCGCATGTTTCTTGATGACATGCGAACCGAACGCGACATTGCAGCAAGTGAGAATAAAGCAGACCCAGCTATTCAAGGGGCGCCAGTACGTCAAAAGTTTGTCGGCGACCGTGCGCAGACCATTGCGGCCATGCCGGATGACATCAAGGCTTCTATGCTTGAGCAGGATGGCATTAAAGGCAGAATCAACAGAGCAGCAGATGAGCGCAGTTATCAAGACCCTATCTCACAAGCTGAGCGCCAAGCCACCGATTCTGCGCTTGCAGGTCAAGACAAAGAGACGCGCGCAACAGCCTTCCGTCGCCGTGCCAGCGAGATTGTTGATGCCAGTGTGGATGATGCCTTCACCGGAATAGACGCGGATCGTGCGTATGCAGAAGAGAATCCGCGCGAGGCAGCATTCAAGCAGCGCGTGATCGATCTTGCATCCGGCATCGTTAAATCTCCCGCCATGTTTGCCAATATGTTCACAGACACGCTGAACATGAGCAATGCGCTTGCTGGCGCAGGGGGTGGTAAGGAAGAGGATATCGAGGCGTTTTCCAAGCGCTATGTTGAACTACGCGAGAAACTTGGCACTAACCTGATCGACCCGAATCAGTGGGAACTGGTGAAAGTGCTTGATGCGAAGGCCAGAACTTATGCCACTGAAATCAACGAAACGCCGATAGAGGAAGTAGACTGGTCTAACACATCGCAAGCCGCAGACTGGTTGACAGTGAAGTTGGCAGGCACTGCGCCGGACATCGCCATGACCATTGCCGCATTGGTTAATCCGGCGCTGGCGACCCCGTATCTGAGTGTTATGGGAACATCGTCTGCCGGTAATAAATATGCGGCACTGGTCGAATCTGGTGTTCCGGTCAAAGACGCCGAAATCAATGCTTTGGTGACCGGCGGTCTTGAGGTGGCTACGGAGAAAGCCGGCCTTGATATTCTTGGCGACAAACTCACAAAGCTGGCATTGAGCAAACCCTTCCTGAACGAGATGAAGAGGCGGATTGCCGCTTATGGTTCGATTGCATTGCTGGCCGCAGGAACCGAGGGCGGCGAGGAAGTGCTGAACGCATTTGGTGGAAACCTGACGGACAGAGCTACCGGTCGGGCTATTGCGAACAGAGCACCGGCTGATGTAGCGCAGGAAATGGCAAACACGCCAGTTACACAGGGTGCTATCGAATCCTTTGTTGTCGGCGCAATGGCAGGCGCCCCAACTGGCGCTGGTGCTGCTATAGGCGTTGCTGCGCGATCTGGAAGTTATGACGATAAGCAAAAGGTGGTGAATATCGTGCTTAACACGGACACGCACCGCATGCTTGATGACGCTCAGATTAGCACTCTAAAAACCATTGCCGATGAAGTAAACGCCGTTCGCCCTGGCGCTGTTGACATATCTAAGATCGACGCGGAGATCAACCGTCGCGCTCAGCAAAAAGAGGCCGACGCGGCGCTTGAGAATATCCAGAATGCGGAAACGATAGAAGAGGCGATAGATCTGGCGGTCAAGGCCACCGATGTGCCGGTCGAGGCCATCGACATCACAGATGTGCTCACGGAGGAAGAAAGTGTCAGCGATACAACTACAACTACCGACATGGCTGCAGAGGCCGCTACACCTGAATTTGATAACCAGCAAGGAGGCGCACCAGTTGATGTTCGTGCAGGAGGAAGCGGAATTGTTCATGAAGGACGAACTGATAGTGCCGGAACACTTGAACCAAGCGATGGAATTGATCTGGATGCTGGAATACCCGATGGACGACCTGACACTCCAATAGCCGATCAACTCCCGTCCGTCGAAGAGATAGTGCAGGCGATGGGCGATGGGAAACAGGTTTCAGAAACTCATGCTGAATCGTTAGAGAAGAGAACGAACTATCAGGCACGCTCTGTATTGGAGGGCATCGTGAAACGCCGCTCAGCGGCTCAGGAGATGAATCGACTCGCCAATTATGATCGCGTCGTCGAGGCTGGAAAGAAGTTGATGGCCGGCGAGAGTGTGAATGTAAGTCGCCTGAAGTTAGACGTTTCGAGACTAAAGGGCGACCAGCGCCTGTATGAGGCTGGGCAGCAGTTGATACAACTTGCGACGGCGCCAGGAAAGGATGCGAGAGACGCAAGAAGGGGTGCTTACGAAAGCTACATGCAGCGTATCCAGTCCGCGCGTACACAGGATGAGTTGCAAACCATATCCGGCGAGATCGCTAAAGACACCATTCTTACCGACAAGCAGATAGAGGAACTCGACGACCGAGCAATGTCCGCTATGGACAGCATTGATACACAGGTCGAGCAGTTGTCGGGCGAGCAACAACAGAAGGAGGCAAACGATGGGTTGCAAGAAGGGCGGCGGCAAACGCAAGTAAGCCAAGCTGGAGATGGTACTGCGGCTGAGCAGCAGGTCGCCATTGAGCGCTATGGCTTACCGGCCGACACCACGTTCAAGGAAGGCAAAGGGCTGGCCGCAGGCAAGTGGATCGCGCAATCCGGCGAGGCGAGTTCCAACCCGAATGAGTCAATCGATGCAGCCGCTGCCGATCTGAAAAAATGGCTTGATCAGAACCGGCGCGCCGAAGACGCCGAAGCCAAGAAGCGCGAAACCGCGCAGACCGTTGCCGAAAAGCTGCGCAGGGGTGAGCAGCCGACAGATGCCGAACTCAAGCTGCTGTTTGGCCTTGAGGATGGATGGACCTATGTAAAGCAGCCGGCCGTCGGCTGGTTCCTGGTCGAGTACATGGGTGTGCCGCGCCACAAGATCCGCGCGTCGCTTGGCAAAGCCGCCGGCACCGTGACCAGCGACAGTGGCACGAAGTACCCGATCGTTTATCCGCGCAAGCTGCATGAGGTATTCGCAGAAGTCGCGCAGGCTGGCAGCGAGACGGCGAATGTCGCCTCTGCCGCGCCGGGTGAAGCCAAAGCATCGAAGGGGGTTGGTAAAGAGTCTGCGGAAGACAGGAAGGCCGAGAACAGGAGAAAGGCATCTGAGCGCATGAAAGAGCGTCAGCGCCGTCTGCGTATCGTCGATCCGGCGAAAGACACCATGCTGGTCGCAATGGCCAAGGTCGGCGGTTTCCGCAAGGGTATGCCAAATGAAACTGACATCAAGGCATCCCTTGGGATTGAAAAGAACCAGAATCTGCGCGTCAATATCGGCGGTGGATTCGCATGGTTGTTCACCAAGGATGGCCTGAGCATCAGTCAGATGGCCGAGCGCATGCACGAATACGGCTATATTGACGCGCCTGATGAAGCCTCACTTGAGGAATCTCTTGCAGAATATCGTGGCGAGAATCATTCATACGCCTATGTGCCAGAGTATGCTGAAGCAATTGAGCAGATTACAGGTGAAGTGACGCAACCAGAACTTGAGGAAGCAACAACCTGGGCGCAAGCAAGTGAAGAGGTGCAGGATCTGTCCAGTTCGATACTGGATGATATGAACTGGCACATGCTGTTAGAGAGTATTGCCGCCGAGGATGAAGTCCTTGCGTCCATCAGCGCAAGGGTTCAGAATCGAATCGAGGAATTTGAGCAGGAATTAGGAGAATACTATGCTGAACTTGAGCGAGAAAACGAAGCAGGCTTTAGCCAAGGCGACACCGGAACAGCGCGAGCAGGCAATGAAGATAGCCAAAGAAGTTCTGGCAAACAGAGCCAAGAAGATGATGCAGGAACGCGCCAAACTCAAGACCAAGAAGTAACCGACCTTCTCGGTGACAACACCGCTTCGCGTCAAGCATTAGCCGACGCTGAACGCGCCAAAGATGAACGCCGCAATTCCGGCGAATCCGATACAACCGATTTTGTCCTGACAGGTTCAGACCGTCCTGCCGATCAAGCAGCGGCTCGTGGTGCGCGGGATTTGTTTAGCGAGCCTGCAAAGCAAGCTCAACCCACTGACGTTAAGGCGCCGGAACAAGCTCAATCTGATGAAGCTGTTGATCAGTCAGCATCCGAACTGGATAAAGCCAAGGAAGCCCTGCAAGCCGCCGGTGTGAAAGGCAAGGAATACCTGGATACCATCAAGGATGTTCGCCAAGGCAACCTGACCGCCGATGAAGTGGCAGAGGCACATGGTCAGAAGATTGAAGATTTCGGCGAGAAGATGGCGGGTGCTCGCAAGGATATGGTCGCTGCTGCACGCAAGGAATGGAGCGACGAAGATCTAGCCACACAACCTTTAAGCAAGATATGGCCGATTGGCGACATCAATGCGATTGAAGATCCGTACATGGCCGCATGGTCATTTGCCGCTCGCGCTGAAATTCCATCCAAGCCGCGCAAGTCGTACAAGGTTTCTCGGTGGGTTGAGAGCGTTAAATCCCTTCGCTCCATCAACAAGATGGCGCTGGATGGCCTGATTACGAAAGAGCTTATCAAGGACAGGCTCAAGAGTTTCCCTGGGCTTGAAAAGTTCGAGGCCAAGGTTCGGCTGCTTGAGCAGTTGCCGCGTGACCAGTGGAAGCGCATTGGCAATGTTGCCGAGTGGCCGAATGCTTATACCTACGATGCAGACGGCAAAAAGATTCCGAAGCCGCAAGTCAGCGTTGATATTGACGGTCGCCATAAGTCTTTCCCTGTTTCTACCGTCGAAGATGCCGTCAACGAGGTCAATGAACTTCTTGGCGTAGCTGCCCCTGAAAAGAAAATGGAGTTTCAGGTTCGCGGTCGTCAAGGTAACTGGCATGTTTACAAAGCTGGAGACAGTGCTTATCACAAACTGAGCGATAGTTTTTCAGATAGCAAGGATGCTTTCGCTTTCATCAAGAACAATTACGCCGATCTTGTTGCTGCATGGGAATCAGTCAAAGAGCGCGAGAATGTCAAAAAGACCGATGTTCGCAGCAAGGATAACAAGCCAAGAACAGGTCAGGACTGGCGCAAGGGCAAGGATGTCACGCCGGAACAGTTTGCCGAACAGTTCGGATTCCGTGGGATTGAATGGGGTAATTGGGTTAATCAGGGCAAGGGCGCAAAAGAACGTCAAGGCATGCTGAATCAGGCTTATGACGCGCTGATGGATCTGGCAGATATTGTGAAGATTCCGCCCAAAGCCATTTCACTGAATGGCACGCTCGGCCTTGCTTTTGGTTCGCGTGGTCATGGATGGGCTTCTGCGCACTATGAGCCAGGCAATCTTGTCATCAATCTGACCAAGACAAGAGGTGCAGGAAACCTTGCGCATGAGTGGTTCCACGGACTGGATAACTACTTCCAGAGAATGCGCCCGGACTTTAGCCTTGCTGGTCGGCACCTTGGATATATCACATACGCCCCTGAAAACTACTACGTTTACAAGGACGGCAATACACGCCTACCAGAAGCGGATTACAAGCTGATGGCGGCAGGTGAAAAAGGGCGTAGAGGCCAAAGGTTCGTTGGGAAGTTCAATCCCGACGACTGGACATTGATCGAGGGCGTGCGGCCTGTTGTTGCAGAAGCATTTGCTGATTTGGTCAAAGCCTTGAATGAGTCGCCAATGACTGGCCGAGCCAGAGCGATTGATGGATCTGCTTCCGACGGCTATTGGTCACGCATTATCGAGCGTGCTGCACGTTCATTTGAGAACTACGTAATCCACAAGATGCGCTTGAATGGTTATGACAACGACTATCTGGCAAACGTGGTTTCGCCAGAAGACTTCCCGCGCGATGCAGACCGCTATCCTTACCTGATAGAAGGTGAGATTCAGCCGGTCGCTGATGCTTTCGATAATCTTTTCAGTACGATTGAAACCAAAGAAACCGACACTGGTGTTGCGCTGTTCAGCCGTTCCGGTACATCCGCCCCCATCTTCTACAGCCAGCTTGCGCGCGGCATTGATTCTGCCAAGTTTGAATCTGCGCCTGCTGCGCAATGGAAGTTATGGATTCAAGGTAATGCCGGCAAACTCGGCGTCAAGAAAGATGAAATCCAATGGACTGGCATTACTGACTGGCTTGACCTGCAAACCGGCAAGGTAAGCAAGGCTGATATTCAAGCGTATCTGGATGGTAATGGCGTGCAGGTTACTGATGTTATGTTGTCAGAAGATAACTTGCCTGCATTGCCTGATGGTTGGCAAGTTGAGCGTCAGCCAAATGGTGAGTATTACTTGCTGGATGATGAAGGCGAAGTGGTAAGCGAAGGCGACACTGAGCGCGATGCTATCGAGAACGGCATTGATCCTGATGAACTGGAAGATCGACGCGAAAGTGCCGGCAAGCCAAAATACGCCCAATACACAGTACCAGGCGGCGAGAACTACAAAGAGCTGTTGCTGACGTTGCCGGAAGTAGTCCCTATTCCCTCAGCACAGGAAGCTAGGAGACAAGAGCTTGAGGGGAAAAACAATCGCGGCGAGATAAGCAAGTCTGAATTTAAGGAACTCCTAGAGTTACGCAAAACAACCCCGCGTGCTGATGAGAGAGCTAATTTCCGTTCATCCCACTTCGACCAGCCAAACATCCTCGCCCACGTCCGTTTTGACGAGCGTACTGATGCTGATGGGAACCGCGTGCTGTTCATCCAAGAGGTGCAAAGTGACTGGTCACAAGACTTGCGCAAAGGAAAAACTGGCGTAAAAACACCATACGGCGACACAAAAGCGTGGGTGGCTCTAGCGGTTAAACGCATGATGCGCTATGCGGCTGAGAACGGCTTCGACAAGGTTTCATTCATCAACGGCCAGCAGGCTGCGGATTTGTATGACTTGAGTAAGCAGGTTGATAGCATAGAGGTCAGACCTTACAAAACATACAGAGAGATAACGGTTAATCACTCTGGCGGCAGCTTCCCATCAACGATTAACAATGAAGGCATTGTTACCAATGGTCAAGGCGAAGGAAAGCCGCTTGACGAAGTTGTTGGTAAGGAAATCGCAGAAAAGATTATGCGAATGACAGAGCGCGGCAGTCTTTCAGGAGTTGACCTTAAAGTAGGCGGCGAAGGTATGCGCACCTTCTATGACCAAATCGTGCCGCAAGTGGTCAATGATGTGTTGAAAAAGGTGGGCGGCGGGAAGGTTGAGAGTATTGGAATAGAAAAATCTGGAAATAATTATTCTGTTATTGAGGAAAATGGCACGTTCTATGTAGTCGAAAAAAGTGATCCTGATTCAGAGTACGGGCAATACGCAACAAGAGAACAGGCACAAGCCGATGTTGATAGAAGGAATAATGGTGGTAAGCAACCCGGCTTCACCATCACCCCCGACATGCGCGAGAAAATCATGTCGGGCTTGCCATTGTTCGGTCGCCAATTCTCCGGCTCCGGCATGGCCGTTGCAGATGTTGAGCGCACTGTAAACCGTATCCGAGCAGGATGGAAGAACGCGCCTGAAATCATCGTCGTGGACAATATGAGCGACAGCCGTATCCGCAAGGCGGTGCGCGAGGAGAACGAGCGCCAAATGTCGCAGGGCGCGGAAGGTGAGCCGGAAGGATTCTTTGACGCTGGTAAGGTGTACCTTGTTGCCAGTGAGCTTAACAGTGAGCAGGATGTTGTTCGCGTGCTGTTCCATGAGGCGCTTGGCCACGCTGGCCTGAAAGGCACATACGGCTCAGAGCTTGGCCGGATCCTCGATCAGATCGCAACGATGCGTAAGAGCGACATCGAGGCAAAGGGCAAGTCATACGGTCTGGCTGTTACTTTCAGCCGGGCGGTATTGGCTGTCAGGAAGAAGGCTGCTGACCGCGGCGATACCTTGAGCCGTGCGGAAGAAGAGAGGCGCGCCAATGCGCTGATGAAGCAGGACCGCCGCATTGCCGCTGAGGAAGTGCTGGCAGAAATGGCGCAGACCAATCCTCAAATCGGCTTCGTGAAGCGTGCTATTGCTGCGATCCGTAACTGGTTGCGCAATAACGTGCCGTACTTCAAGAATCTCGAACTGACTGATGCCGACATTATTCAAGGCTACCTGCTGCCGGCTCGCCGGTTCGTGCAGGACGGCCCGCGCGGCGGTGGCGGTGGTGGCGTCAAGGTAAGCACGAGTCCTGCCATGTCTCTGTCTGGCGGATCGCGGACCGACACGCCAGAGTTCAAGCGCTGGTTTGGCGACTCCGTAGTCACCGACAACGGCAAGCCTATGTCGGAGGGCGGGAAGCCGTTGGTGGTTTATCACGGCACGAATGCAGAGTTCAACGCCTTTAAGCCAAGCCCAACAGGGGCTTTAGGTGCTGGGATATACCTGAGTGGGTTTAATGGCGAGGCGGGGCAGTACGGCGACCGCGTAATCGACGCCTACGCCTCAATAGAGAACCCGGTAACAGGTACATTCGCAGAAGTTCGGGCCATGCAAAGGCAGAACGAATCGGCCCAGCAGTGGACGGCGCGCATGATTGAGGCCGGCCATGATGGAATCGTAACGAGGACAGATGCTGGCGACTTGGATTACGTTGTCGCTTTTCGCCCCGAGCAAATCAAGTCCGCCATCGGCAACAACGGCCAGTTCGACCCTACCAATCCTGACATCCGTTTCAGCCGTCAGCAACGGCTCATGCCATCCTGGGATAGTCCGGAAACATCCAAGATCGATGATGTCATCTACGCCCTTCAGGACAAGAATATCGACCTGAAACGAGTCACCCAGGCGATAAATGAAACTGGCGCTGAGATCGATGACAGATGGGATGCCTATCTACAGGAAGAGCTGTTCCACGGTCGCAGCGCCAAGCGCACGCAGGAGTTCATCAAGAATGAACTAGAACCTCTTATCGAAGAAATGCGCATGCGTGGCGTCACAATGCAGGACTTTGAGCATTATCTGTGGGCACGTCATGCAGAAGAGCGCAATGAACAGATCGCCAAGATCAATCCTGATATGCCTGACGGCGGCTCCGGCATAACCACGCAAGAAGCGCGTGATTACCTGAGCAGTCTCGACCCGCAGAAACGTAAACATTACGAGGCGCTCGCGAAACGCGTAGATGCGATCACACACAAGACCCGCCAGACTCTGGTTGACTATGGCTTGGAATCCGCCAGCACCATTGCTACATGGAACAAGGCGTATAAGAACTATGTGCCATTGATGCGGGAAGAGATGGACACAGGGTTTGCTGGAACGGGGCAGGGCTATTCTGTTCGCGGAAAAGAGAGTAAGCGGGCGATGGGTTCCCGTCTCGGTGTCGTGGACATCCTTGCGAATATCGCGCAGCAACGCGAGCGCGCCATCATCCGTGGAGAAAAGAATCGTGTCGCAACCGCACTGGTCGGGATGGCGACACTCAACCCGCTCTCTGAATTCTGGCAAGTGAACAAGATCCCGACTATCCGCTATGTGAACGAGCGCACGAATCAGGTTGAGGAGCGTCCGGATCCAAACTACAAGAATCGTCCGAACGTCGTCGTCGCCAAGGTCGTGAACAAGCGCGGCGAGATCGTGGAGCATGCGGTTGTATTCAACGAGTTCAACGAACGCGCAATGCGCATGGCTGCGTCTATCAAGAATCTTGATGTCGATGACCTGTCTACATTGGCTGGATGGTTCGCGCCTATCACCCGTTACTTCGCCAGCATCAACACTCAGTACAACCCTGTCTTTGGCATAATCAACATCATCCGTGACGTTCAGGGCGCAGTGCTCAATCTTGAGTCCACTCCGCTGAAGGGTATGCAGCGTGAGGTGCTTGCCTACACCGGCTCTGCATTGAAGGGAATATATCAGGAGGTTCGTGCGCGCCGGTCTGGCGAGAAGGTAAGTGGCGAGTGGTCTGAACTGTGGGAAGAGTTCGAGAGTCAGGGCGCCAAGACTGGCTATCGTGATTTGTATAGGAATGCGAAGGTGCGCTCCGAGAATATGCAGCGAGCACTCGATCCTGAATGGTGGCAGAAAAAGACGTGGGGCAAGGTGATATCCGCTGGCGGACTGCTTGCCGCGCCTCAGCAGTTCCTTGTGAGCAAGCCAGGCAAGGCGCTATTCAACTGGCTGTCCGATTACAACGAGACACTTGAGAATGCTGTTCGATTGGCAGCGTACAAGAAAGGACTTGAACTTGGGCTTAGCAAACAAAGGGCTGCCAGCATCGCCAAAAACCTCACCGTCAACTTCAACCGCAAGGGTGCGTGGGGAAGAGAGATAGGCGCACTGTACGCCTTTTACAACGCATCTATACAAGGCACTGCGAGAATCGCCGAGACTATCCTCAAGCGTGATGCGGACGGCAACTACAGGATGACGCCGGCAGGTCGCGCGATCGTCTATGGTGGATTGCTGCTAGGCTCCATGCAGGCGCTTGCGCTGGCTGCGGCCGGATATGATGATGACGAGCCGCCAGAGTTTGTTCGGGATCGAAACCTTATCATTCCGCTGGACTTCTTCGGGGTGGAAAAGAAGTACATCTCTATTCCAATGCCGCTAGGTTATAACGCTATCCCTGCGACAGGTCGCATACTGACCGAGTGGGCTTTGGATGGATTCGAGGACACACCGGAACGAATCGCGCACCTGCTTGAGGTGTACATGGATATGTTCAACCCGATCGGTTACTCCGGTTTGTCCATGCAGACGTTGACACCCACTGCATTGGATCCGGTCGCTGCGCTGACAGAGAATAAGGATTGGACTGGCCAGCCTATCGCGAGAAAAGACTTTAGTTCACTTGACCCGTCTCCAGGGCACACGAGAGCGAAGGACACCGCAAGCGCATTCGCTCGTGGCTTGTCATATGGATTGAACAAGCTCAGTGGCGGAAGCGAGTTCGCTCCTGGCGTGATTAGCCCGACACCTGATCAGATCGATTACCTGATTGGCCAACTCAGTGGCGGCGTCGGTCGTGAATATCTGAAGACGGAGCAGACAGCGACGGCACTTGTCACGGGTGAGGCGTTGCCGACATACAAGATTCCTATCGTTGGCCGGTTCTATGGTGACGCAAGAAGCAGCGGCGCTCAGGGCGGCAAGTTCTACAACAACATCACCAGGATGAACACGCATCAACGTGAAATCATGGGCAGGCTACAGGCTGGTGAGGATATCGAGAAGTACCTGAAGGACAATCCAGAGGCAGAGTTGTTCCAGCATGCCGATCGCGTGTACGGCGCAGTCCAGAAGATGCGCAAACACAAGAGAATGATGCAGGCTGCAGGGGCATCACGGGCTGAGATCGCTCAGATAGAGAGCGAGATCACAGAGTTGATGGCTTCATTCAACGAAGAGGTCAGAAAATTAAACGAGAGGTGAAATACCAAATGGCGCGTATGACCGCATAAAGTGCGGACGCGCCAAGCACCACCCACCAGAAGACCATAAAGAGTTTGCCCATGAAGCAATCTTAACCGATCCCAACTGTTCTCGTATGGCGAGAATAGGGCATATGGTCAACGCAACTTCTTGGCTATATCCTCAGCGCTCTCGTTGTAGTAGATGAGCAATTGCCTCAGATCCTGATGACCGACCGCTCTTGCCAACTCTAGCACGTTCAGTTTCTTTGACAGTCTGGTTATCCCTTCGTGCCGTGAATCGTGGAAATGCAAGTCATCGATCATGGCTTTTGCTTTGGCCTTCCTGAACATCGCTTCAAGCGACGCCGTTGTCAGGTCGAACAGGTTTTCATCTGGCAGCAATTTCAATATCTCGACGGCTCGCTGCGTCAACGGAGCGACGCGGACGCCAGCGCGAGTTTTTGACTTGCGTATGGTAGCTGTCTGACCATTGATGTCATCAAGTCGAAGATTGCATATCTCCTGAGCGCGCATCGCTGTTTCGCATGCAAACTCAAACGCGAGCGCAACGCGATGACTTTTGGTTTCTGCCTGACCGCCAACATAGCCAAGTGCGAACTGTATCGCTTCGATCTCTTCCTGGCTCACCAACCTGTCACGCGGCGGCGGAGGCGCAGGCTTGGACACGCCTTTCATTGGATGCTCGCGCAGCCATTTCCACTCATATAGCGCAATCGTGCATGCGTTAGACAGAAGGTTCCATTCGCGTCTTACGCTCGCTGCGCTAACTTCTTTCAATCGCCGGTCGCGCCATGCGGCAAAGTCTGATTGGTTAAGATCAGCCAGCATGACGTTGGCGATCTTATCCTGTTTGATTAAATTGATGCGAACGCGCTCCCACCGCTCCCCGGCTTTCTTCACCGAGACGGTATCTGCGTATCGGTCAAGTAACTCACCGAACGTCTTTTTCGGTATAGACCCAGACATTGATTCAAGGATCTCGGTCTCTTCCTTTGCCGCCCATGCCACAGCCTGCGCTTTCGTTGGGAATTTTCTTGTTTTAGTGATACCCTTTCTACGAACGAGCGCACGCCATCCATCACCATGCTTCTGGATAGATGCCACCATTGCCCCCTATCATGTGTTCATTTTTATGTACAATTTGTGTTCACATGATAGTGTAAGTATGTGCAAAAGTGTGTAGATTTGTGGGTATGACGGAATGATTAATAATTAGGCAAAACGTCTCGAAAGCCTTTGTGGATGCTGGTTTTGGAGTGTTTAATATGGTGCCCAGAAGAGGACTCGGGTTCCTTGTTTAAATGCTGGTTTCAGGGCGATGTGTTCAATTTATGTTCAAGCAGCCTGACGCAAAGACTCAACCCACTCGATGATCTCCGACTTCTTCCAGCGATATAATCCACGTCCTTTTTGCGACGGAAGCCTGATCGGTTTTGGAAAATCAGGCAGCATCGCGTAACGTTCAGCCACCTGCCTTTTGCAGACATTTAGATAGTCTGCTATGTCTTGAGCGCGCCAATAACAGTCTTGCTCTGCCAACTCAACACCTCTCGTTTTAGCGGACATCAACCACGCCTCCATAGCCATTTAAATGGCCGTCGTAGAACCCCTGCTCGATCTTGTGAGAATCGGCAGGCATGTCGTAAATCGCGTGCTTGGGCACCAACGCAATCTCGCCGAACTGGACGTAACGCCGATTCGGCAGCATGATGCCTCCAGGCGTGAGAACACGAACTCGCGCTTTCTTGGGAGTCTCGCTAACCAACTCAACGGCGTAATAGCGGCGGCCTGCCCAAGTATCCAGAACAAGAGACTTGATTTCTGTACTCATTTGACCAACTTGCTGCGCAGCTCGTAGCCCATCAGCGGCCACACCTTGCTGACAGCATTCTGGCGGGCGATCTTGCGGCCAAGTTCTGCATCGAAGTTCTCTGGGCTGGCGCAGGCGCTTTCACCGGTGACGGTGAAGCCGTTTCGCAGGACGAGGACGCAGAAGGTCAGGAGTCGCAGCGGCTCAACCCATTTGTCTTGGTAGACGTTCATGTTGCAGCGCCCGGAGCAGCCATCCGCCGCGGTGAAATAGTGTTCACTAGCAATGTTCGCCTCGATGTCCTCCGGCGTGATGCGCGGCGCTGTCAGCCCTTTGGCTTGTATTTCCTGCTCGATCGCGCTGTCGTCTTTCATGGTGTTTCCTTTCGTTGGTTGGTTACTGATACTCTGGTTCTTCTTCTATTGCTGATTCGCTCATGCCCTTGGCGTCCTCTTTTCGTTTGCCCGATCACGCCAGGCGCGCCGTCGATTGCCTTTTTTTGCCATGATTAAGTCGTCTCCTTTAACCTAAATTGACGGGAAAGCATTCAGAACGGCACGTCCTCACCAAAATCATCGAAAACGTCGCCGCCTTGAGTTTCGGCACCATGTGGTTTCCTATCCTGGCTTTGTGACCTCTCACCATTTTGTCGATTTCCAAGCATCTGCATTGTGTCTGCGATGATCTCGGTGGTGTATCTGTCCTGACCATCCTTGGTCTGCCACTTACGTGTCTGGATGCGGCCTTCTATGTAGATAGATGAACCTTTGCGGACATACTCGCCAGCGATTTCAGCTAACTTTCGATACATGACGATGTTGTGCCATTCGGTGCGATTCTGCTGCTGACCGTCCTTGTCCTTCCAACGGTCTGTCGTCGCAATGCTGAAACTGCACACGGCATCACCATTGGCCGTATATCGAATCTCCGGATCTTGCCCGACGTTCCCTAGAACGATTGCTTTATTCACCGAAGCCATTACGCTGCCTCTTTCTTAAATTGACGTTTACTGGATACTTCGACGATATGCTCAACGATACTGCCGCATATCGCTGGGAAGTCGCTTTCACGGTAGAGCAGGGCACTCTTGTCCTTAGCAACTGCCGGCCAACCAATCGATGCCAGGAAGTCGCCTGAAACCGTGAAGCCAAGTGCAGAGTTAATGTCGCCCAGCTTGATGCGGTTTCCGGTGTCGATTATGTCTTGCGCCGGAATGTTCGTTGCCTTTACAGAATTTCCATCAACGTCAACCTTCATAAATCCAGTACCAGAAACAACAGCTTGCTCGATTGTCTTTTCGTGCCCTGCCTTCGCCTCTGCCTCAATCTTCAAACGCGCCGCTTCTTCGGCTTCTGCCTTGATCTTGGCTTCTTTTTCGGCCTCAAGTTGCTTGTGTTCATCAATGCGCGTTTTAATTACAAGCTGGAAGTCGTCCATTTCCTTGCCGATGATCTGTTGCAGGTCAGGGAACAGCATGCCGTAGCCTTCTGCGTTTTCCTTGCACCACGCCAGCTTTGCTCGTATGTCCCGCGCAGCGCCTTCCGCTGCTGCCTTACACCGTGCCAGTTCGTCCGCGATATTGCCGTGCAGGCTCTTGATGGTCTTGACGCCCTTGACCGCACCGGCGAAGTCAGGCTGTGCAAGATTAAGGCGAATCGGCTTTGTTTCAGCCTCAAGCTGCTCGATGTGCGCGTTAAAGTCGTTGCGAGCCTTGAGGATTGCCGCTGTCTTGATGGCTTCTTTCTGTTCCTTCACGGCCTTTTCCAACTTCAAGCCGAGCGCGTCGAACTTTGCTGCATAGCCTTCCAGCGTGCGCACGGCTTCGCTGATCGGTGTAATCTGGTCAATCACGGCCTTTGCTGTCAGTTTAAGGTTCTTCGCCGCTTCCCGGCTTGCCTTGGCATTGACTTCGCCGTCAGCAAAGTCCTGATCCGTGACCAGTTCGGTCTTGGTTTCTGCCAGAAACTTGTCGAACTTCGGAGTAATCTCGGACAGGTTGCAGGCAACCAGTTCACCCTTGACCTGGATCGAAGGAACAGGGAATGCCTCTACTTCTGCGGCGACCGCTTTTTCAGCGACAGGCTCCGGCACATAGGCGTCCAGATCTTTTTTAAACAGCGCCCAGCCGTCGCTGATGCGCTGGCGGCGCGACATGTTCGGGTAATACCAGCAATGGCGTTCTTCGATTAGCGTGCCTTCGTCTGTCCACTTTGAAGCCATAAACAAACATTTTTCAGCGCCCGATACATGCAGTTGCTGCTCCATCTGTACCAGGTAATCCTCCGGCAGGAAGTCCTCGGCATTGTCAGAAACCCAAACCACTTCTTCCAGCCTGCGAGCAAGCAGCTTATGCTCAAAAATCACGTCGCCAATAAATGTCATGCCGTCGAAGCTGGCGCTCAAGTTTCCTTCCGTGCCGACGACAGGCGAGAGTTCTTCACCGATGATTTTTTCTGCAATCGGGCGAGCAAGCGCCTCGGCTCTGTGTCCATCGTTGAAGCGGCGCTGTGTAAACTCGTCCACTTCCGGCGTGATGCCGGTCTTGAGTTCATGAAGAAGTTGCGACCGCGACTTGTACGGCGACAGGCCAAGCATTGCAGGCGCGTCGCTGGCGTTGAAGTGCGTTGCGCGGTGCGCGTGCCATTCCTTTGAACCTTGAATCAGATTATGCGTAATCATTGCTCTTCTCCTTCTGCATTGTTCATGTCAGCTACGAACGGATCGTCAACTTGCTTTGCTTCGCCATCGATCACTTCCGGCCTCTTGGCCCATGAGCGCACCTCGGACTTTTGTGCTTCGCTCATGACGGATCCTTTGCCTTCGACCCAAGCAATCATGTCGTCTGCCGACCTCTTGCCGTTCTCGATATGGATTTTGAATTTAGTTTCCAGCGCCTTGAATGCAGCATCATCAAGCGGTTTTGGTTCCGGCTTTGGCGCTGGATTGCTTTGAGGCGTCACATCCTTTTCAGCGATGTCCATAAGTTCTTCGGCGATCGGCATGCCTCGCAGAACATCAGGAAACACGTCACGAAGCGCCCACGAACGCGCACGCATCTGCATCATGCGCTTCGGGTATTGCGTCCACGGGCCTTGTTTTCCAAGCAACCCCGCCTTCTTTGCATCTTCCGAAGTAAAGATGCGCACTTGTTCTGGCTCTCCACGGCGCTTCACCTTGCAAACGGCTTGAGTGTCGGTCGTTTCCTCAACGACGTATTCGCACAACGGCGAAGCCTTGACGATTCCGATAACAGCGTCTCCCCATAACGATGGACGGCCACTGATCACGGCGATGTTCTGCATGGCTTGCATTGGTTGCAGTCCAAGCTCCATCCCCCATTGAATCGCAACAAGGATGTTGCCAGGGTTGCCGTTGAACTCTTTAGGCACAAGGTTTGATTTGCTTAACATATCAGCGAAGCGCAAAGCTTCGTCTATGCTCTTTGGTGCGAGTGAAAATTGCTGCTTGACCTCGGCGACTGAGTTACTCATTTGTCTTTCCTTTCAGTTGAAATTATGCGAACCGCAGTTTTTAATCTTCTGTAGTTCGGCGTCTTCGATGTGCTGCACGATCCTGGAATCCGCGCCTTCTAATGCTGGCTTTCCGCCGTTCTCGCCCTGCCAGAACACGAAGCGCCAGAATGATTCACGCTCAAGCCTCTGGCGCATTTGTTCGGCGGTTTCGTGTTGTTTCATATCGCCCCCCCATTCAGCTTTTCATAAATCCGGCTTGCGATTTCTCTGCCGTTGCCTATGCCCTCGGTGATGTAATCTGCGGCTCTAGCTGCCAGTGCAGCCATGTCGTCATCGTCGCACCAGATGTAAGCAGGCGATTCTCGATGCGACTGGTTGATGCGCTCGCCTATTTTTCGCACCTTTCCTTGCCGTTCCCATCGTTTAATCCAGCGCATCGCGTGCGTGTAGTTGCACCTAGCTTCATCAGCCAGCTCGCTGACCGTGTAATCCTGCTGGCACAATAGGCCGCGCATGACATCGGCTTTTGTTCCTGCCCTCATATCGCCACCCCATCAAAGTTCACAGTAATAACCGCACCGGCAACTGCCGAAACTGCTAGAAGAACAATCAATAACAGAAGGAAAACGTATGCGGTTCTCATTAGAAGTCCTCCGGTTTATGCCCTGCGTCATACATGGCTTGTTGCGTCATGTAATAAGGCACTGGCACGATTTTCATCAATTTTTCTTTGTGGCATTTCCCGCCACCCATGCGATGACCAAACGGATATGCCGAACACTTGCACATTTCTGATCGTGACTTTTCACGCTTCTTCATGCGTTGTCGGATGTTCATGCTGCGTCGTCCGGGAATGTGTCGTCGTCAGAAAATTCAACAAACCCTTGAATCACTGGCATGGAGTAGGTGCCATGAACCTTGTGCCAATTTCCGCTCGGACTGCGCTTGCTGATAACGGTTTTCTGCAGATCGTCATTCACCCATACGAATGCACCCTTGCTGATAGCCTCAAGCATGACGGCATGCAGGGTTTCGTCCGATCTAACTATGCGGAATACTTCGGCATCACGATCTTTGACCGTTACTTCCTGAGCCTTTAAGCCCATTTCCATCAAATTGAACATGTCAGCTCCAAAAAAGTACCGGGTACTTACTTTCGCTTTCCCCGGTTGAGGGAGGAGAAGTATCAATGGGCAGTTACGGATGCCAGCCGATTCGAAAAAACACAACGGTATGCTTTCCCTTTCGCCGCGTGCTGCGTGCCTATTGGCCGTTCCGCGCCCCGCGTTGCTGCTGCGGGATTCCAGCTACTCGGAGCAAGTCCCAACTCGTAGGATTGCTGTGTTGACGATTCAGACTTTAGCAGGGCTAAATTTATATGTCAATAGCATTGCTAAATTTATTTAGCAATAAAAAACCCGCCGAAGCGGGTTGTGTTGAACGAGGTTGGCTAAAGGTTATCGGCCTTTTTCTTTTGCGGATCCATGATTACGCCTATTGCAGAGAGCGCTATCCCTACAGTAAGCCATCCAAGATAGACAAGAACGTAAAATGTATACGGATTGATGAGCGACTCTGTTTTCACCCATGTGGCAACAAACCAATATATCTGAGCGATTATAGGAAAAATGAAAGAAAGAATCGCCGCTAAAAATCCAGAGAACTTAAAGGCGACTAGAATCGTATATACATGCAAAGCAAGGCCAGCAAACCATACAGTGGCAAAAATGAAGCCGCTGATTCCGCAAAATAATATTGAGACCCACTCCCTGAGTTTTCTCATTCTTCTTCTCCGTTGACCCGGTGCGCGACAAGCCCCGCCGTTCAGGGCGGGGAAGGATGTCAATAAAGGTTATTGGCCTTTTGCATCATAGTAATCCTGAGCCTCGATAGAGGGGAAAATCCACCTCCCAGTGAATCTGTCGTAAGCAACACACGTGCCGTATGAGTTTGTGTGGCAGTGCGTGTCGTACCTGAACCACCATGCAATCGCGAAGGCAACAGCGATGCCAGCTAAAATCTTATATGCGATCTTTTTCATGGTCAGAAACACATTGTGTCGGCATATCTGCCATTGACGACAGTGTCGCAGTAAACCATTCTGCGCTGCTGCTGGTTGTTGTTTCGCCTTGCAGAATCGTTGTAGCCGCTTATGATCGCATTCAGTAATGGCAGGATAACTCCGCTATTCTGCGCGCTGTTTTGAGCCAGGTCTGAATTTGGCACAGGGTACCCAAGGATCTGCAGGTTCTCAGCTGCGGTCGGCTCACCCATACGGGCAGCTAGTGTGAATAGCTCAACGGCTTTCTGCTCGTTGCCGTACTTGTGATGGATGACTCCTAATTGTGTAGCGCATGCGGCATTTCCAGCCTTGGCGCAGGTATAGAAATGCTTTGCGGCTTCCCTGTATTGATGATTGTTGTACGCCCTGTAACCAAGTTCCACGCTGGATGCGCAGCCAGTGAGGGCGAGAGCGCATATCCATATACAGATGAATGACCTTAGACCTTCTTTCCATTCCATACCCACACCACCTTCCCCACGATCTCGACATCATAGTCACCGTTTAAGATATCAACCGTCTTCACGTTCGGGTTGTCACTACTGATCTCATGCGCACCGTCTAGACGAGTGCGAACCCGCTTAATGAATAGGCGCTGGCATGCGCGTAATACATAGATGCCATCAACCATAGCATTCTTAATGCCGACGTCAACCAGGACGATGTCGCCGTGATCAAGAGTTGGCGTCATTGAGTCGCCAAGAGCGTGAATGAAATACAGATTATTGAGTGAGGTTATAGGCTTCAGGTTCTCCGCAGCCCATGCTCTGTTTATCCTTAATCTCTCGATTGCCAAGTCTTCAGATTCAATATCCACGCCGCCACCCATCGATCCATATGCATTCATAAGGTCGATAGAGATGCTGTCGCTGTCGTCTTCCTCGTGCTCATGCGAAGCGGTTGGATTGGTGATCAGGTCGTCGTTCACCATTTGGGCTAGCGCCTTTGCTTCAGCCGCTAACCTTGGACTTATATCAGCAATACTGCACCCGAAGCCGCGTGCATAAGCAATCGCAGCGTCCATACTGATCGGTCTATTGCCACTCAGATGCTGACTAACCATAGAAGCGCCGCCCGGAATCTTATATGTGCGAGCGAATTCCGCCTTAGTCATCCGCACCCGTCGGAACAGATCCTCTAGTCTTTTACTGTCGTCACTCTTCATAAAGCGATGCTAATAGCAAAATTATTTAGCATGGCTTGATTCGTTCCTTTAGCCGTGCTAAATTTACCAGCATGAGTTTTGCAATTGAAAAAGCATGCGCCCTTATGGGTGGGCAGGCAGCGCTCGCACGATCGCTCAAAGTCACTACGCCTGCCGTCAACCAATGGATATCAGGAATCCGGCCTGTGCCGATCATGCAGTGCGTGGCCATCGAGAAGATCACTGACGGCGCTGTCACCCGGAAGGAACTTAGGCCAGATGATTGGATGGATATCTGGCCTGAATTAAGCAACGCCGCATAGGACACCAATTGCCCCCTAATTGGTGCATTTCGCCTTGTTAGCAGGGCGCTTTTTAATGGATCTGCCATCGGGTTCATTAAAAAGGGAAGTCGTCAAATAACTCTAATTGGAGAAACTTTATGGGTACAGATTCAGTTTTCTCACGGTCTGGCACATCGCATCCTCTGGGCAAATGCACCGAGGAACTTAAGACAGTGGTGCCAGAGGATGTGAAAGAGAAGTTTGTCGCACTTGCGCAGCTTTCCGGGCAGTCATCATCCGAGTATCTAAGAGATGTCATCACAGCTCACCTTTATGGGCAATTTCACGTCTTAAGGATGAAGGCAACCGGTGCTAGACCTGAAGTGCAGGAATAGGGCTAGAAAAGGTCGATTCAAGGAGGGCGTATGAAGCTCATTATCCTCAACACAATTCTTTCCAACAAAGACATGTTCCGTGACGACTTCCCTGAATGGCTGATGGAGAACTTCCACATCTGGGAAGAGTTCGAGCGTCGAGCATTAAAGGTCGCATCGAAGCGTGAGCACTACTCGGCCAGGACGATCGTTGAGGTCATCCGTCACGACACCGCTATTGGTGAGTTGAAGGGTGAATACAAGATCAACGGGAACTTTGTGCCATATCTAGCAAGGCTGTTCGCACTTCGGCATCCACGTTACTCCAACCTGTTTGAGTTCAGAGAGCAGAAGGTGGCGGCGTGATGAAAGGCTTGTGATGGCTAATAAAACATATTCAGAAAAACTAAAAGATCCGCGCTGGCAGAAAAAAGGATTTGATTTAGATGTAATTGCAAGCCAGATACACAACTCCTACCTGAGAGAAAGTTTGGAATAAACATGCGTGATTACGGGAAAGTCTATACATCATTCTGGACAAGCCAAACAACTCGCACCATGAGCGAGGATGCCAGGGCAATGGCTATGTATTTACTAACGTGCCCTCACGGAACTATATCAGGCGTTTTTAGACTGCCAGATGGTTATGTTTGCGACGACCTTCAATGGGCTTTAGAAAGGGTTAAATCAACCCTTAAAGAACTGTTAGATAAGGGCTTCGCTAAACGTTGCGAAACCACCAAATGGGTATGGATTTGCAAGTACTTCAATTGGAACAAGCCTGAGAACCCAAATCAACTCAAAAGCGCCAAGAGAATCGCTGAGTCAATACCAGATGAATGTAGCTGGAAACAAGAGTACATGCGGCTCAACGCTTACTTTTTAGGATTAGATTACACGAAAACTGGAACAGTTGGCGAACCGTTAGACAACCCTTCCTTAACCAGTAACAGTAACAGTAACAGTAACAGTAACAGTAACAGTAAAAAACCTATTGTCCCCGAACAAGTCGGTGACGCTTGCCCTCATCAACAAATCATCAATCTCTATCACAAGCATTTGCCTATGCTGACTAGGGTTAAGTCTTGGACGGAGAAAAGGGCGAATCAACTTCGATCACGCTGGAGAGAAGATCCAAAACGACAAAACCTTGAGTATTGGGAAAGGCTTTTTGCTTACGTTGCGCAATCAGATTTCCTTACTGGCAAGACTTCAAGCTTTCAGGCAGACCTTGAGTGGATTACGAAGTCTGAAAACTTCGTGAAGATCATCGAGGGCAGATACGAGAACAAGACGGCGCCGCCAAAAAATCAAACCGTACACGACAAACGAACCGCAACCGCAAAAGCCATGTTTGGAGATTTAACCGATGGAAACCACAAGCCAAGAATCATCGACGTATCAAGTGATTCCGCCACAGGCGATAGACCGGCTCTTTCTTCGAATGGCTAGTCTGTACGGCAAGCACTGGCTGGATATGTGGGCGGATATTCCGATGGATTCGGTCAAGGACGAATGGGCTGCAGGACTTGCGAAGTTCTCGCTGATGGAGATTGGCAAGGCAATCAATCACTGCGCTGACAACCTGCAGTTCCCGCCAACGCTGCCTGAGTTCAAGCGGATTTGTGCCGCCATGAAACCAGGTGAAATAACCAAGGCGCTGCCAAGGCACTTCACCGCCGAGGAAATCGAGCGTAACCACGAGCGTTTGCAAGCCGAGGCCGAGAAGTTGCAGAAGAAGCAGGAGCGCGGCATGAAAGACTGGGCGCACGCCATTATCCAGCGCGTCAAGGACGGTGACAGGACTGTTTCTGACATTGCTGCTCGGTTTGCAAAACAAGCCATCGAGGCCGCATGACATGCGAATTCTGTGCAAAGGGGCTGAAGTGGACGTTCAACATGAACAACCGCTGCTGCCAGGTCAAGTGGCTTCGAGCCGCATACAAACCGGCAGCAAGGCAATGGCTGAAAGCGTACAAGGCAGAGCATGGGGAAGCCGCCATGCTGGAATTGATAGCAGAGGTGAAAAATGAACGACCTGATCCAGAGAATCGAATCCTACATGCAGGCGAATCCGTACAACAGCAGGAATCAAATGATGAAGGACTTGGGAATCAGCTCTTACACACTGAACAAACTTGAGAAGAAAGGTGTAAAGCTGCCTCTGAAACAAAACGCAAGTATGGGCGGAACCCGATCGCGAAAGATTGCGATGAAGGCGGGAAAGAAATGGGCGACATGGAGAGTGAAAGCATGATTAACGAAGTCATAAAGCGTGGAAACGCCGTGAATAGAACTGGCATTAAATATGGTCGCCTCACTGTAGTTAAGGAATCTGGAAGGTCGTCTGATGGACATGTTTTATGGGAGTACTTGTGCGAATGCGGAAATAAATGCCTAGTTCAAAGCAATAATTTTCGTTCAGGCAATAAAAAAGGAACTCAATCTTGTGGATGTTTGAGATCAGAAGTTTCAAGAAAGCCAAAATCATCTTGGAATTCAGGAAAAACATATCAAATTCATTCCGACAATAAAAATTATAAAAACCGAAAGTCATGGGCTGAGGCAGTTAGAAAAGCAAAAGGCAATTCATGCTCACGTTGTGGATGGAATAAAGCAACGTGCGATGTTCATCATATTTTACCTAGATGCAAAGGTGGACTTAACACCATTTCTAATGGTGAGGTTATTTGCCCTAATTGTCATCGAATTGAACACGAGGCTGGCAAATGAAGTTCTTATCTTTATTTAGTGGAATCGAGGCAGCAAGTGTTGCGTGGTTGCCTTTGGGTTGGGAATGCGCTGCCGTTGCTGAGATCGATCCGTTTCCTTGCAGGGTATTGGCACACCACTATCCTGATGTTCCAAATCTTGGCGACATCACAAAAATCACGCAAGAGCAGATTAAATCATTGGGGCATATTGATTTGGTTGTAGGCGGATTTCCTTGCCAAGATTTGAGTGTGGCTGGATTAAGAAAAGGGTTAAAAAATGCAGATGGAAGCGCAACTAGGTCTGGACTTTTTTACACAGCCTTGCAAATCGCAAGATGGACAAATGCAAGATGGTTGCTCCTTGAAAATGTGCCAGGCATCTATTCATCAAACAATGGACGCGATTTTGCTTCAATGGTTGGAGAAATCCTTGACACCGAATTTGCTGTACCAAAAAACGGATGGCAAAACAGCGGAGTTGCTGCCAGCGAAACAGGGGTTCTCGAATGGCGCACTTTGGACGCGCAATACTTTGGAGTTCCACAAAGACGCAGACGTATGTTCGCTCTCGCAGATTTTGGAAACTGGATTGATAGACTGCCGGTACTTTTTGAGCGCCACAGCTTGCAGGGGCATCCTGCGCCGAGCCGAGAAAAGGGGCAAGAAGTTGCCCCAACAATTAGAGCAGGCGCTGCAAACGGTGGCAAAGGGCATGGAGCCAGAAGCGGAGATAGCAAGGATGAGTTGATAGTGCCTGTTCCTGTCGTTGCTGGAACACTCGCTGCAAATGGTGGCGGAACAACAAGGCCAGCAGGAAACGCCAACGAGTTAGATTTTTGTATCACCACCAATCGCATGGTTGCTTTCGGTGAGTACGTTGATGACGATCTCGCAGGATCATTGAAACAACGCGACTACAAAGACGCGACTGACTTGA